GTACCCCCTGAGAATTGCATAATTACTCGAGTAACATCGTCACCCGTTACACCTGTTAAGTCCAAAACAGAAGCTTGGATGTGGTCAGTCAGAAGGTTGGTTCCGAAGTACAATTGGTTTGGGTTAGCAAAAACGATTGTGTCGTTCGCCATTCCAGAAGGTGCGATAACTTGAAAACCAAGAAAGGTGGTTGGTCGCGCTGCCCCAACAAATTCGGGTGAGTAGCCTACGCCTGCAAATCCAGTTGTGTCGGTTCCGTTGGCTTGGAAGATACCGATTCCCGCCATAGCTCGTTGCAACAAGAACAAAGACTTTCGGCTCATATAAAGAACCGCGTTTGCATCGGATTGGACTGCGCTTGGAGCGTTCGCGACGATATCGTCAAGCTTAGTCAAGATACCCGTAGTGGCGTCTGCGTCAGCGGTAAAAGCTCCTGCGGCTGTTTTTTCATAGCCCGGTGTAGCATCTACAATTTTGTGTAATAGACCTTCAAAAGAAGTTCCTGCTCCACCTCCGGTCGCGCCACCTGTTGCGCTGTTATATTTTCCGTGCCATAGGTTTATTTCAACATTCTCAGCAACTTTTGCGGCTACGTATTGAGCAACGTAAGAAGTGAAGTCAGCGGGAGCCGCTGAAGATTCGCCTCGCATTTGGGCAGACTCCCAAGTCGCTCGAAGGTCAGCGTTGCAGACTTGCTCGTTTACTTTCAAAGCAGATGCTTCCAAAACGGCTTCGCCCAAAGTCAATTCACCTGCTGAAGGTGTAGAGAAAGCGCAATCGTCGTTGGCTTGGATTGCTGCTCCTGTGAACTTGCGGAGAACCGCTTTCGAGTGAACGTTCTCCAATACGGAGACATAATTGTTTGCAATTGAGTCAGCGGACAAAATTGCAGCAGCAACGTAAGGTCGTGCCGCTTCGCCAGCATACGTGCCGACATTTACTGTAGCGTTAGCCATTATTTAGAGAATTGGTTGTGGATCGCGGCAACGCGCTCCTGGATTGATAAACTTTTCAAATCGACGGAAACAGGAGCTTCCATCTTTGGTGCGCGTGAGATACTTGGTGTGGCTTGCTTGCTCAACTCCGTAATCTTCGCGTCCCGCTCTTCAATTTGTGAAGAGAATTCTTTCTTCGTTGCTTCGATAGCTTCGGCGATCATGCCCTCAACAGCTTCACGAGTCAACACGTCGGAAGATGCTTCGACTTCTTCCGCTTTCATTTCTTCCTCCTTCTCCTCTTCGGCTTCGACTTCTGGTTCTGTTGTGGCTTCGTTTACCTCAACAACCGCTCCTTCTGCTACTACGAGCATCGAGCCGTCTTGGAGTTTGTAGTCTCCATCCGGGAGAGGGATTCGTTCGCCTTCGTCATTCACGACAAAAGCAGAAACACCGACAGCGAATGCGTCCGCGTCAGTCATAATTTCTTGACCGCTTTCAAGGACGGCTGTAGCCATCAAAGCGACCTCTTGTTGTTCCTCCTTCTCTTCGACAGCGAGTTCGACGCTGTACTTTTCGAAGATATCGGAGATGCGTTCTTTCAGAGTCATCTTCTGGGGTTTTTATATATAACGATTTGAGAAGGTCAATCCTTACTCGTTAAGTGGTTTTTTACAAATTCAAGTCCGAGTTCTATCTCGATAGCCGACAGAAGTTCCAATTCCTTCAGCTTGGATTCCGACCAACGAAGAGCAGCCTTTCCTCCCCAAGCCATGTACATCAAATACCCGCATCCGTCAGAGAATGAGGTTGAGGATTCAAGGTCGGCTTCGTGACGGATTAGATAAGACCGCATCCGCTTGATGGTTTCGACGCTGATATTCTCGCCTTTTGCAAGTTGGCTTGCTCGTTGCTTTCCTACGTCCGTTCCACACGATCCCCAGCCGTTCTCCTCAGCCCATTCAACCGCCTTCTTAGCGTTGTTCTTCACTCCGTCGGGGTAATCGTTATAAGACTCCATATCGACGCGCTGTCCCTCTTTATATCGCTTATCCTTTTTGACGGTTGCCTTTGCGAGTTCGTACTTGTTTGTGAAGAAGCCCTCAATCGAGAACCCTTTCACGCTGCCTTCCTTCACGTACTTTTCCCATATCGCGTCGTTGTCGACCTTCATTGAGACCATCCAAGTACCGACCGGGACATCGAGTCCATATATCCGGGATTTATCCTGCTCTCCTTCGACGATCCAACTCTCGACAACGTGCAACCCGTTGAGGGTGTGTTCGTGCTCGAGCGTTGCATTCGCTTGGTTGCCGTTTTTAAAGTAAAGCTCCATCGCACGACGGACGGTCTTCTTTGAGAAATACACGTAGTATTCCTCTTCCCCGTTCTTTCGATAGATGGGTTTGTCGGGAATGAGTGCCGCACCCATGACAAGACGCTTCTCATTGTCTTGGGTCTTGAATTGGATTTGCTCGTTCTTGAGGGCTACGAAATCCGATTCAATGGCGGGTTGTTCTACGAGTGAGATAGCGTCGATTCCGTACATCTCCGCTTCTTCGTCAATTATGAGTTCAATTATATTCATCCTACTAGTGACGCTTGGTCGTTTATTCGTTGGTTCGCCTGTTGGCTGTTCGATACTTCCGAGGCTATTACGTAACTCCGGAAGCCCGTTTGTCCGGCTCCGGCTCCTAAGAACCCGAGGTCGAGTTGTGGGCTTTGTCCCGGGGCTGTTCCTCCGGTCAGGTTTGGTGCCGTTGGTGGGGGTGGTGGTGCACCGCCCGCATCGAATTGCTGTCGTTTGATCGTTACCACTTGAGCGGCTCCCGCAAGACCAGCAGCAGCGGCTGCAATGAATCGCGACCCTGGGAAGGTGCCGTCTTTGGCAAGTGCAGAACCTACGGCTTCGGCTGTGTTCATGATTGTGGAAACGATAGCGAGCTTCTTCCCTATCTCAAAACTTCTCTTTGCTCGCTTCTCTTCGTCTTTGGTGAACAACGTGTTGAGGCTGCTCATGATATCCAGAGTCATTGAAGCAAACTCCAACGCTTGATGTCCTGCTAATTCCGCCCCGTTTTTGAAGTCCTCAAATGTCTCTCGTCTTAACCTGCGAATTGCTTCCTCGGTGGTCTCAGCATAACTCACGACGTTTTGATTGTACTGCAATTCCGCGCCTTGCTGTCGGTTCATAGCTTCCAATTGAACCCGGGTAATATCCAACTGTTTCTCAGCCCTCTTCTGCATCCCTTCGACCGTCTCATTCGCGAGGTCGATTTCGGCTTGTAATTGCTGCCGCGTGAGATTGATTGATTCGAGCTTGAGCGTGTTTAGTTTGTTCTGGAGGGTGGTTTGCATCTCCAAAGACTCTGCCGCAAGATTAAAAACCTCCGCTTGCAGTTCGGCTTCTCGTTGTCTGTCTTCCTCTCCTGATTCGGCAAGTTTGTTTTGAGCTACTACAATCGCGAGTTCTTCTTCTGCGTTGGCTTTGCGTTGCTCAAAGAGTGCGCGTTCCTTTGCCCCGGCTTCGTCCGCCGCTGCGATCCTGTCGTTGATGTTCTGCGTCGTGTCCTCTGCGATAAGGTTCAACGCCTTAATCTCAGAGCGTTCTTTTGCCGTGGTGACAAGCTGTTCTCTTTGCCTATCGACCAATGCTTGCCTCGCCTTCTCAAGTTCTCGCGCTGCCGTTGTTTCGAGGATGATTTCATTCTTGAGGTTTGCCGTTGCTCTTCCGAAGGCTTCTGTGGCTCCTGTGATGTCACCCGAGAAGAGTTTTACCAATGCACCCCCAAGAGAAGAGAAACGGTCTGTGATGACTTGAACCCCTGCCGAAAGACCCGCGAGAATCGTTTTGAATTTTCGTGCTCCCTCAAAGGACTGCGTGAAATACGTGACGATTGAACCCAAAGCCAAAACAAGAAGACCGATTCCCGTTCCAGCGATTGCGACCTTCGTAAGGTTCAATCCCTTGATGAACGTTCCAACACCTTTCGCAGCCCCAACAAACTTCGAAGCAAGCCCGCCCGTTAACCGATCCAATCCACCGACAACCGTTTGTCCGGTAGTCCCCAAGTTTTTTACGGCATTTTCCGAGGATTCAATCGCCCGGTCGAGGTTGCTTGTGTCTCCGGAGATTTTTAAGATAACTTCTTCTTCACGAGCCATATCAAGGTAATTATCGGGATGAGTGCGATACTAACGAGAATGAGAACGTCCAACGCCTTGAACCAAAACGGGACTTTCGTCTTCTCGCCTTTGTTCTGGAGTAATTGAATCGCTTCTCCTATATAACGATGATTGTCAAGATTCCTCATTGTTCGAAGGGTTGGTAACAGCGTTGATTCGTTTCGTTGTAGATATATCCGTATTTCGTGCAACACGAACTGAGGTTCGGGCTTAGTTGATATATTTGCGTACCTGCGGCGTTTTCAAAGCGAATCTCTCCCGTTGCTTTATTGATTGATTCAGGAATCCAAAAACAATCCCGAATCTCTCCCAAGACCTTGAGCAATTCCACTTTGACCAGGTCATCGCTTGTCGCATCATACGAGATTGATAGAATCCTCCAATACGTGTCCTTGATGTAAATCTTATCGGAGAACTCGAACGTCGCTAATTCGGAGCGCGTGAGCCTGAAGAAGGCTGTGAGCTTCCGAGCATCGGAGGAATACAACTCATTGACAAATGGTCTCCAATACTTGTAATACAGCGTAAATAACGGGTTGGCTTGCACGATATGAAAGGGACGCTCTGCACCGAATCCCATATCTTCGCTTGTTATCGTTGCATCGAGTGAGGAGAACTGCGAAAAGGCGGGATATTGGGTGTCTGGTATGGTCGCGTTGTTTGAGTCGTTCTGATAATATATCGTGCCATTGATTTGGCTATTCCAAAACGCCAAACGCGGGAGCGGGTCTTTGATGGTCTTGTCGTCCTGCTCCGTATCAATCAACATCCTATGCACCGCGTACTGAGTCCCGGGAATGTACGAAGCGACATGAGGCGCAAAGGGTGACTTTATTTCTTTGTTGCCTGAAGCGAAGTCGTTCTCCGGGTCATCAACCCGATACCTTCCATAAACCCGCGAAGCATTTTTGAACACCAAGTCGTTGATAAGGTCTTTCCCGTTGGTATGCGTCCAATCGTACTTCCTCGCTTGGAGGTCAGTTGTTGGTGCGATGGTGATGTCTTTCGAAAGGTCAATCTTATTTGTCCAATCCTTTTGCGCTCCGCTGCTCATGTAATCATTGAACGGCTCAATCGATAGATGTTTCGCGTTGTTGCGATCCGGAATGAAGACAAGGTTGAACATCTTCTGAAGCCCTGAGATAAAATCAATTTGTTTCATCTCCGGCATATTGGCGGCAATGTCTACGGTCTGTCCCGAGATTGGGTTCGTAACCGAAACGATTTCGAGACTCGTTTTCTCTTGACCAAATCCCGCACCCGTGAAGGTAACGCTGTGGCTTCCTCCTGTATTCATTTGATACTCGAGCCTCAACGTATCTCCCGTATTTAAAAGAACGCCCTCAGAGCTTAAAAGAAACGAGTAGAAATTGCCATTAAAAACCCCTCCTTCTTCATCTTCAATCGGTATCCATACGGGAGTGCCGTTGACGGTGACAGCTATTGTTATCTTGTGGTTTGTGTTGCTTATTTCACCGAGCACATTCAATCGCAAACGGTAACGCGCTCGAAATGGTGCCGTATATGTGTCCGTTACCCAACGACTGCCCGTATCAAAAAATGGGGTTGTATCGCTGAGGGTAATTGGATAATACGTGTTCGAGCTTGCCGGGTTGAGTGTTGTATCGCTTTGAAAACCAACCAGCAAAGTATAACCGTTGGGGTTTTCACTTCCGGTGATAGCGAGGTTTCCGTTGTAAAGGGTGAGATATAAATCGGTCATCCTTGCCAAGAAAGTAGAGTCATAGGTATAACCCGCCTCGGTCATAATCTCCTCGAAGAGTTTCGATGCTTGAAAGTATGGCGTGAAATCCCCGTGTTCAAGTGGGTTCGTTGATGTCCATATATTGGAAGAAGTCCAATTCCGCCCTTTATCGGGAATGCCGTATTTGATGACTCCACTAAACAAGTCATCCGACCAACTCTCCTCAATCTTGGTTGCGTTCAATGTGTGATCATAAGCCGACAAATCGAGGTCGGTAAGCATCCCGTCTCCGATATCGCGCGAGAGGTTAGCCGTCTCACCAAATACCGCGATCTCCACGTCTGCATATTTGCCCTTTTGAACGTATACTGCTTTGACCTGGGCAAAGCCCCGCATGACCGGAATCGTGTTGTAAGTGAGTTCCGCATCGACCTTCACCTTCGGATCCCATGTCGTAATGAGACCGAATTCATTCACCGCCCCGAAGTAATCTTGATTCTTCTTGGTGAGTGGAACGCGGAAGGTCTGCGAGAAGCTCGAGGATGAAGCGTTTATATCTTGAATATCGGAGAACTGATAACTCAGATTCACCGGCTCGTTCTCGTAGAGTTCGATTTCGTTTCCTGCAAGGGTGAGTCTTAGCATCGAATAGGTTGTGCGAGTTCAACATTGAACGAAGTGATGAAAACCTTCGAGACGGTCTCCTCTTCGATTTGCATCGAGTTAGTCTGTATCGTAACCGGAACCCAAGTGCCGTCAATTCGTGCCATGACATTCTTTGACCTCATGCAATATTGCATCAAGGTTACCTCCTCAATCGTGAGAACGCTGTTGAGTTGATAGGTCTCTTTCGCTTCGAGTTGGTACGGCTTAATTTCGCGTGCGCTTGTAGCGAGTTCGAATTGCGCTCCGCTGTAATCCCCGACAATCTTTCGATATGTCTTCTCTTCCCGGGTTACGGTCTTTTGCTTCTTGCCATTAAAGCGGAGATAATCCCACCCGCCCCGAGTGTTCGCCCAACCCAACTGTACAGGCTCGTTCTTTGTGTTCCTGCAATTGTTTCGAATGCGAAGGATGTTCCCGGTTGGCGCAGCATCCGTTGAAGGGATAACATCATAATGACCCCAACCCCCTGTGACCGCATTTAGAGCGCTTGTGATCGCAGTCAAGGAAGCCGGATAGACATACGCATAAAGAAGGGACGCATCGTTATTTGAATTATTCCAAGAGGTAGTAGGAACGAGTCCTCCATTCGTGGCGTTCACGATAAATGTCAGGGTATCGTCAATGCTTCCGGCTGTGTCGTATGTGTGTATGGTCAGCCTCGTAATGAGTGACCCGGTATCGTCGCTGTTGATGAACGCGGCAACCCCGTTGTCTTCAATCCCTGCGCTTACTTCGATAACGTTGTTGACGGGTTCGCGATCCGTTAACCAAACTTTTTTTGTTGAAGCCGTGCCGTAATAATCCGAGAACGAAGGGTCTAACCCTTGCGAGAGTTGCTCGTATCCGTCAAAGTGGTAATAATATTGTGAAGTGTCTTCCCCAGGCTCTTCATTAGTGCCGTCGAAGTGCCCAACAAAAACTAGATATCGCTTCATGTTGTCATTCGACCGGGTGAACATCTTGTTATGAAACGAATGAATCGTCGAGGTCGTGTTGTGCTTCAAAGAATCCACCTCAAGCCGTCCCGATATTACTTCGGATAAATCAAAAAAAGCGTTTCCCGTTGGGTTGGGAGTCAAATAAATTTTCGAGATGATTGTTCCATTCTCTTCAACCTGCACGATATAACGATAATCATCCGTGACTGTTTCGTTCGGGCTAAGTGTAAAAAGTAGCTTTCTTCCTGCGGGAATCCAACTGTCTGCGGGTGCTGCTTCGATTTGCGCCATTAGTTCTTGATTGTTATGTTTCCGAGGTTTGCTTTGAATTTACCCGCGATATCTTCCGCGAAGGCGGCTCCGAGTTTCTTTGTATATCGTTTAGAAACGGCTGTATACGCTTTCTCATAAAAACGAAGTCCGACGATTCCCTTTCGTTTGACACTGCGAGCCATAAGGAAAGCAGCGGAGTTGATATTGCTCTTCGTGTTCTTCTTGAACCGACCCTTCTCATCTCTGAGCTTGATTCCTTTGGCTTTGATCCACTTCACAAAGACCGAGGAGGGAGGTTGCTTGCGAAACGTAAATGGAGAGCCTTGATTCTTGCGCGTGCCGTTCACTCCAAAGTGAATAAAGGGAGCGTACTTCTTCGCCTTGCCTTTCGCTCCGAAACTTATCTCTCGTATCTCGTTCCCACGTACCCGGACGCGATAATTCAATGACCGCTTCAGAGTACCCGTAGCGACTCCGTAATTCTTATTCTTGCCGATTCTACGCCCTCCAAGGTGCCTCTTCGCACTCTTGAGGATATCATCTGCAAACGCGATAAGTGTCTCGTTGACTTTGCTCATATCCCGGCGCGTTCGGATGCCTTGCGGCAATGGTTCTTCTCGATGCTATCGAGTAACAAGGTCAGCCATAACCCAAGACCCGTGAGTGTTCGTTCTCGTTGGTTGGCTCCCAGGACTGCCGAAACGGAATGA